AATGTCCTTTTAGAAAGTATAATGATGTAGGTGATTTTTATTATTGTGGAAAATGTGGGTGTCCATTGAAGTCTAAGGTTTATTCACCAGTAGAAAAATCATGCCCAGAAGGTAAATGGGAGGTATAAAAAACCCTCTTCGCTATTAGGTGGAGAGGGTTCTTATTTTGTATATTTATTGTCGACTAAAACATAAATACGATGATAAATATCACATATATCTATCTTATCGAAAATATCGATAATGATCCCTACAAAGTTTATATAGGGAAAACCACAACACCTAGAGTTAGAGAATTAAGTCATAGACGAAAATTTGGATCAAATATTATTTATAACATAATAGACCAAATTGAATCTACAGATAAAAAAATCTGGAAACCGATTGAAACAATGTGGATACAGACATTTAAAAATTGGGAATTCCAAATAGTAAATAAAAATGAAGGTGGTGGTGGAGTAGGCCATCATAGTGAGGAATCTAAACAAAAGCTTCGTAAACCAAAACCATTAGGATTTAGAGTAGGAATAAAACATGATAATCACTCTAAGATGCCTGAATGGTATAGTGAATTTATAAGTAAAACAAATAAAGGACGAATATCACCTAATAAAGGCAAAACTAAATCTCCAGAAGCTAGATTAGCTATATCATTAAAATTAAAAGGACGAGTATCACCAAATAAGAAAAAATAAAGTTATGATTAAAGCAACAAAAATAACCGAAGAAGAATTACAAGAAGTACAACAACTACAGAAAGATTTCCAATTAGTAACATACCAAATTGGGGAATTATCTATAGCAGAACATAATATTCAAGAACAATTGAATAATGTTAAAACGGAATTAGTTAATTTCTATTCTAGTTTAAAAACTCTACAACAAAAGGAAAATGATTTATTAGATAAATTTAAATCAACATATCCAGACCAAACAATTAATTTCGAAACAGGCGAACTTTCATAGTTCGCCTTTCGTTTTTAAATAGGTATTATATATTTATTGTAGAAATACCCAAATTTATAATCATTAAATAGCAATGGCAGAAAAAATTATATCACCTAATGTATTTGCTCGCGAAAGTGATCAATCATTAGTTTCAAAAGGACCTGTTGTAACTGGAGCAGCAATTGTCGGCCCAACTGTAAAAGGCCGTCCATTAGTTCCTACAGTAGTTACCTCATATTCAGAATACCAATCAAAATTTGGTGAAACTTTCAAATCAGGAAGCCAATACTACGAATATTTAACTTCATTAGCAGCTAAAGAATACTTCTCAGGTGGAGGTAATTCATTATTAGTGACTCGTATCATTTCAGGTTCAGCTTATAACACATATGCTCAAGCTTATGTTAATATGTCTGGTTCTACAGCAAACGTTGCAGCTTCTGCTTCATTTACTTTAGAAGTTAAAAACTATGGTGCTGAAGCTAATAACTCTGGTTCTATGTCGTCTGCAGGTGCTTTAGGTACTGGATCTGCATCAAACATCCGTTGGGAAGTAACAAATACCGACTATACAAAAGGTACATTTACTTTAGTTATTCGTAGAGGTGATGACACAAATCAAAATAAAAACATATTAGAAACATGGTCTAACTTATCATTAGATCCACAACAACCAAATTTCATTTCTCGCCAAATCGGTGATGAAAAACCAGTATATGTAGCAGCAGTAGGTTCTGAATCTGCTTATGTACAATTAACTGGATCGTTTGCAGGTGGTTCTCAATATGTTCGCGTTGCTTCTATTCCTACATTAAATGTTGATTCATTCGATAATGAAGGATTCTTTAAATCTGGTTCATATGCTGCATCATTACCTGCTACAGGTTCTGGTTCAATCGGAGGTGCGTTTGCTGGAGGTATTGCCGCTACTGGTATAGGTGGAGCTGCATTTTTTGATGCAATTACAACAACAGCTACAAATGCTCAAGGATTTACTGATGTAGATTACACAACAGCATTAACTTTATTAACAAATAAAGACGAATACGATTTTAACTTATTATTAACTCCAGGTTTATTCTTAGGTGCTAATGCTGCTATTTCTGATGGTTCAGGAATCACAACAGTAGAAGGTCGTGGCGATTCATTTGCAATTGCTGACTTAGTTGCTTACGGAGATACTAAAGCAAATGCAATTTCAGCAGCTGCTGGTTCAACTTCAAATTACGGTGCTGGATATTGGCCATGGGTTCAAGTTCAAAGCGCTAACTTAGGTCGTCCAGTATGGGTTCCACCATCAGTAGTGATGGCAGGTGTTTACTCATTTAACGATGCTGTAGGTGCTGAATGGTTCGCTCCAGCAGGTTTAAATCGTGGTGGTATCGGATCTGTAATTAGAGCTGAAAAACGTTTATCTGCAAATGATCGTGATGATTTATATGCAGCAAACGTAAATCCATTAGCAACATTCCCAGGTGAAGGTGTTGTAGCATTTGGTCAGAAAACATTCCAAAAACGCGCTACATCATTAGATCGTATTAATGTTCGTCGTTTGTTGATTAACTTGAAACGTTTCGTTTCTTCAGTTTCTCGTCAATTAGTATTTGAACAAAACACAACAGTAACACGTAATCGTTTCTTATCAGTAGTTAATCCATATATGGAACAAATCGTTTCAAAACAAGGATTATATGCTTATAAAGTAATAATGGACGATACAAACAATACAGCAGACGTAATTGATCGTAACCAATTAGTTGGTCAGATTTATGTTCAACCTACTAAAACTGCTGAATTTATTATCTTGGATTTTACTTTAATGGCAACTGGGGCAACTTTTCCCCAATAAATAATTTAAGCTCCCTTAAGTTATAGGTTAAAAAAATATCCTCCTTCAATATTTATTATCGTCGGAGGATATTTTATTTATGATAATATACATCACAAAAAATTTAATAAACGGAAAACAATATATTGGGAAAGATTCTCATAATAATCCTAATTACTTAGGTTCTGGTACTCTATTATTAGAAGATATTAAAAAATATTCAAAACAAAATTTCCAAAAAGAAATACTAGAATACTGTACTAAAGATAATTTAGGAGAACGCGAAGAATACTGGATAAATTATTTCAATGCTGTTGGATCAGATAATTTCTATAATATACGAAGCCAAACATCAGGATGGTATAACAAGGATTTAAATGAAGAAAAATATAATTACGTTATAGATAAAATTAAATCAAAAGCTACCGGAATATTAAGACCAACCCTCCATAATAACTCAGAACGATCAGAAAAATTAAGACAAGCAAACACAGGCAAATCTAAACCAGAAGGATTTGGTGAAATCATACGTCAAAAAGCAATAGGAAGAAAATATACTGATGAACATAAGCAAAATATTAGTAATGCTAAAAAAGGAAAAGCAGTATCTGAAGCAAGTATATTAGCAAAACAAAAACCAATATATCAGTTAGACAAAGATAACAATATAATTAATAAATTTAATAGCATAAAGGAAGCAGCTAGTTATTTAGGTAAGAAAAACTCTAATATAAATTGTTGTCTAGCTGGATATTCAAAAACCGCATATGGTTTCTTTTGGAAATATCAATAATATCCTCGCTTTCTTCTATTTTCATATATTTATCATTGTATAAAAATAAACAATAAATACATGGCAGTTCTTGACCCAAGTGAGATAATGTTTACGGCTTTTGAACCAAAAGTTCAAAACCGTTTCATAGCATATATAGATGGTATCCCAGCATACCTAATTAAATCAGTTCAGTCTCCATCATTTGATGCTGGCGAAATCGTATTAGACCACATTAACACTTACCGCAAAGTTAAAGGTAAGGTAAGATGGCAAGATATGTCTTTCACTCTATATGATCCAGTTACTCCATCAGGAGCACAATCAGTAATGGAGTGGGCTCGTTTAGCACACGAATCAGTAACTGGACGTGACGGATATTCAGATTTCTACAAGAAAGATATCGTTATCAACGTATTAGGACCAGTTGGTGATGTAGTATCAGAATGGATTATCAAAGGTGCATATGCAAAAACTGCTAACTTTGGTGCTTATGATTGGTCAAATGAGGCTGCCGTATCAATTGAC